GCAAGGAATTCTGCAATCGTGTGATTAGCAGCCCAGGTAAATTCGGTTTGTGTCAAAAGTTCAATCATTAGAATCCTCCACCTTTGGATTTTTTGTTTTGTTTGGGTAATAGTGCTTTTAGTCTTTCCTCATCATAGAGAGCACAGAGTTGAAGCATACGGTCTAGGGCATATTGAAATTGAGACCCAGCACTCATTTTACTAAGTAAATGATGTGCTACATCATATCTCAATTCTTCAAGTTCTTTCTCGTTCACTTGAACTCACACTCCACCATGATCTCAGTAAGACATGCAAGCAAGTTTATCTCCTGGTCCGCCACAAATGCAGACTGGTACTGATACTTAGCAAGAACGAGAACAGCAGCAGGAATACTAGCGTTTTCAAGGGCATCATAAAGAGCATCGTAAATACGACGCAGAAGTACAGTAGTATCATTGTCCAAATTAGAAACGACCCACTTGCGAACTTCCGGAAAATTTTTCTCCTTAAGGTTTTTGATAAGATCATTTACAGCAACATCAGAGAACGTAGCAAGAATACCAGCGTCGATCTTTCCTCCAACAGAGTATCGCTGACATTCATTTAATACTCGACGCCAGTCAGGAAAGTGTTTATTAACAAGTTCTACCAGGACCTTGTTATCATATTCAATACTTTCTGTAGCCAAGATTTCTTGGACACGCTTGAAGAATTGTGCTGCGAGGGCGGGTTTGTCCTTTCCTTTAATTCCGAATTCAACGACAGCGCAACGGGAGTGGAGGGGTTCGATGATTTTGTTTTTATAGTTGCATGTGAAGATAAATCTGCAGTTGCCACTAAACTCCTCAATAGACGCCCGTAGGAGGAGTTGTACGTCGTTCGTTGTGTTATCTGCTTCATCAATGATGATGACTTTGTGTTTAGCAGTTGACGAAAGCGAGACGGTCGAAGCGAAATTTTTCGCATTGTTTCTGACCGTATCCAAAAAGCGTCCCTCATCGGATCCGTTGATGACATAGTAGTCTACTCCGAGTTCATTGCATAGTGCTTTTGCGACAGTAGTTTTGCCGCAGCCAGCAGGCCCAGCCAGAAGTAAGTTAGGTACTTCACCTTTATCTAGGAAGTCACAGAAGGTCTTCTTAATACTTGTTGGTAAAATACAATCTTCAATTGTTTTGGGTCGATATTTCTCAACCCACAAAAATTCATCACGCATGTTCTTTTTTCTCTAAAGTAAACGAACCATCATCATTAGGAATCCATTCTAACACATCCCCTTCTTTCCATCCAGTCTTTTCAAGAAGTTCTTTGGGAAAGGTTAGAGTTCCATTTTCATCAACTGTCAAAGTAATTTTCATTCCAAAGGTCTAGTAAAAGTTTCGGTTACATGACTGGTTGCACCCATGGCATCATACATGTATCGAGCACCAGACGCGGGATTTGTATGATCACCACAAGTGAAAACATCACAGACTGCCATTCCATTCTCTGGCCAAGTATGAATGGAGATGTGAGATTCCGCAAGGAGGGCAACGGCAGTCACACCATGAGGGTTAAACTTATGTGAGGATACATTCAATAAAGTGCTTTCAGATAAATGAGCAGCATTCGCAAGAACATTACGAATGTGTGCTTCATCATCTAATAGTCCGTATGGACAACCCTTTAAGGTGAAGAGTATATGTTTCATTCAGATGCTCTCCACTCCTTTCTCATTGACTGATACTCAGGATCATATGCTGCTTTATCTCTTACGACCTTAAAAATATTCGCGGCCTTTGCTTTAACATTGCTCCTCCAATCAGTCTCTTGGGGTAATACGGTACGATTCTTACCATATTTTCTCCCACTTGAATGATTTGCATACCGTCTGGCACGAGTAAATCCCATCTCAAGGAATTTTCTTGCC